TATCACGACCCGGACTAGGTTCAGGAAATCCTAACTTAGGTGACCCAACTTTTGGTGACGGTAGCGGTAACGACGGCGGAGCCGGCGGTCCGATAGTCGGAGGCGGTAATAACAGTGGCGGTAATAATGGCGGTGGCAACAACGGAGGCGGTAACAACAATGGTGGTGTTATTAAAGGCGGAGGCGTCATTGGCGGCGGAGGCGACGTTGATTTAAGTCTTCCAAAAGGACCTGGTTCATCTGATCAACTTAAAACTATTATTTTAAGCGCAGGAGCTACAGCGCTTGCTACAAAACTTTTTGATGGTGGTCTAGCTGACGCTGCTACTGGTATAAAAAATCTTTTAACAGATGATAGGGGATACGACAAAGAAGCGTTTGAAGAAGAACTTACAAATCAAGTTATTAATGCTAACCAAATTGGACTGCAAGATAATTTTACAAATAAATTAACTGGAGTAATAGATTCTTCAGCTAAAGGATCTGTTGCTGGAGGTTTAATTGAAGAAAAATTTCAAGAAGAAGATTTATACGATAATTTAGATCCTGATAGCAATACTAATGAGGTCATAGGACGCTACGGGCCTAGCAGGACAATAGATTCTATATTTGATGCAAGAACAGCATCTATGTTAGATTTAGCCGAAGGAGGATTAGGCCCAAATAAGATTGAAAAAGTTACAGTTGAAGAAGTTATAACTGACCCAGATGGAAGTGTAGTATCAGAAACAGATACAAATACAAACGCAAATACAGACAACGAAAGTATTAGAATTTCAAATGAAGAAGATATTTTTTCTCCAGATAGATTTGATCTTTCAGGTAGTTTGACGGATAAATTTATTCAAACAGCTCTTCCAACTACAAGTCAAACTCTTGGTGGTTTTGCTGGTAATGCAGATAAAATAGGTAATGTTATAGTTAGCGATGTAATTGACGGAAGTTTAGCATCTAGTGGAGCTGATGTAGGAACTAATTTAAGTCAGTTTTATGATGATCCAGGGATGACGTCAGCAGAAACCCTTGTATCATCTCTTGGAGATTCGTCTACTTATGCTTTAAACGAAGCCGGAAATTATATAAGTAGCACAGGAAATGTTATTTCTCCTGCACAATATAATGATTTGGTAGGTGCTGAAGATGTAATAGATACATTTGATGAAGGCGGAGGTATATTTAATAAGTTTGGTACATTTATGAACACTCCAATCGAAAGTATAGGAAATGTAGCTCCGGCTCAAATATTAGGTGGTATAAGTGGTGCTTTGAGTTTAGCAGATTTTATAGATGACCCATCATTTAGTTCTGGTTTAGGAACTTTGGCCGGAGCAGGAGCAGCATTTTTTCCAGGAGCAGCCGCCAATCCTTATCTAGCTGGCGCAGCAGTTGTAGCAGGATTGTTAGAAGCACAACAAGAACCTTCTAATGAAACAGGCATTGCTAATTTAGATTTAGGAAGTGGTGAAGTTATTTCTTACGGTATGGGTGGTGACAAACAAAACGATCAAAATGTTGAAACAGCTGACACTATCGCAACAGCCATGACACCTATCGCTAATGATATAGCCGAAACATATGGTGTAACTTTTGAAGGTGATATAGAAGTGGGCCTTGGTAACAGAGATGATATGTATGTAAGTATTGGTAATCAAGAAGAAGATTCTTCTTACATGGATAGGCTTACTTATAATCCTGATGAAGGTGATTTAAATCTTATGTCAGGTGTTGAAGGGCAAGTACTTACATATAGATACGAGCCACAATCAGGCGAAAAAATTGTAGAAGACTTAACAAAGAACTTAACTTTAGCTGCACAGAAAGCTGTAGCAAATGGTGAAACAGTAGTTAATTTAAGTAATGCCGTTGGCGCAGCACCATCTGGCGAAGCTTTAGAGCAAAGATATGCCGACTTAGGATTAGAGGATTATGCAATTGATGCATTAACCAGATCAGCAAGAGGCATGGGTGGTAGTAATGGTATACTTCCTCAATTAGCCGTTAGTTATGATGACAGACAGTATTTAACAGCTGACGAAGAAATGGCTTTAATTGAAATGGGGCTTCTTAATCCTGAAGATGCTGCATTTGTTCAAGAAAATACACAATATGTTGACAGTAGTGACCCAGATTTTGTAGGGCCTTTACCGGTCTAAGTTAAAGACTAGGCTGAGGCATTACAGATTCAATACCACTAGCTGACACAGTAACATCTTCTTCTTCCATAAAATCGTCATTCCATTTTTCTTTAACAAGATCATGTAAAGTACTTATTTGAGTCTTACCTGTGTGTTTTGCAATCAATCTTAATCGTGCTAAATCTTCAATATAAATTCTTGCAGTTGAATAATTTTTTTCTTTTTTATTTGTCATATTAATCTCCATAAGTCGTTACACTATAACGATAATTTTTAGGTTTACAATATAATTTAAAAATAATTGTTTTTTTACTTGTCATATTAGTTTACATGTGGCATACACATCTTGGGATAAAGAATGCCCACTTTTTAGATAACCATAGATAATAGGATAATAGTATGAAAGAACTAAACATAATAGAGGCTAGTGACCTCGACATTTCTAGCATGACAGAGAATGAGGCCCTCGATGCCTTGAATCAATGTACTCACTTGAGACAAGTCATCACTAAACAAGGCCAAAAAATCAGGGGTGTTTTAGATAAGACTCTAGGACAACGTTTATATGCAAGGCTGCAATCTGACGGAGTCGATACAGGTACTCGAACCTTCGACATATCAGACGGATGCAAAGTTGAAGCATCCATCACTCCAAAGATAACATGGGATCAAGACAAATTAATTAAAGGTCTTGACTTAATAGCAAAGACTCAAGGCAAAGAAGCCGCGAATCACTATGCTCAAGTTAAATGGACGGTGAGCGAGACGAAGTACAAGTCTGCTCCCCCTGACATACAAAAAACTTTACAAAAAGCAAGAACAGTAGAGCCTAGTAGCCCTACTTATAAATTAAAATTTTCAATGGGAGACAAATAATGAGAATAATATCAGCCGAAGAAAGACTAGGATCAGATTTTGGAGCTAAAGTAATGTTACTTGGCGAATCTGGTATTGGTAAGACATCACAACTTTTAACTTTAGATCAAGAGAAAACTCTCTTCGTGAATATCGAAGCAGGAGATTTGTCTGTTAGAAATTTTAAAGGTGTGACGCTTGAAACGGAAACATGGCAAGACTGTAAAGACATTGCTGTGTTATTAGGAGGACCTAACGTATCGATTGTTAGTGAAAACTTATCCTATGGTCAAGCACACTACAATAGTGCCTTAAAAAGATTTCCAAATCTTAAAGACATTAATAATACATACGACAATTTATTTGTCGATTCTATAAGTGTAGCATCAAGATTATGTTTTTCTTGGTGTGAGCAACAGCCGGATGCAGAAACAAAAGGCGGTACACCTAATACACTTAAAATATATGGCAAACTTAAAACAGAACTTATTCAGTGGGCTACACACTTACAACATGTAAAAAATAAAAATGTTATTTTTGTGGGCTTACTTGATTCCTATAAGGATGATGTTACGCAAAAAGAATCGTACTCTATCCAGATGGATGGTTCTGGAGCTAAGTTAGCGATACCTGGTATTGTAGATGAAATGATTAGTTATGTTTGGAAGCCTACTAATAATCTCGATCCAGAACAACCTACCAACAAACAAAGAATGTTTGTGTGCCATACAGATAACCCTTGGGATTATCCATGTAAGGATAGGTCTGGTCTTCTTAGTCAAATTGAAGAACCACACTTAGGTAATTTATTAAATAAAATAACACAGAAAAAAATCAAAGGAGACAAATAATGGTTATGAATTTTAACAACGCAGAACAAGATAATTTTAATGAAAGAAAGGCACCAGACTTAATTCCAGACAAAACAATGGGTGCTATGAAAATACATCTCATTGATCCGTCTGATGGTGATAAGCCTGAAAGAATTGTACCTGGTGTGCCTTATCTTAATTTATCAAAAAGAGATGGTAAGACTCAGTATTTAGTATTGAACTTTGAATTGTTAAATGGTGAACATAAGGGTAGAAGATTCTTTGACAATTTTACTGTGTTTACTCCTAATCCTGACAATCCGGCAAAAAATATTACGATGAAGGCGCTTCGTTCTATAATTGAATCAGCACTTGGTATTAATCCAAATGACGATTCTCCAGAAGCTATGGCTAAACGTGATATGTCAGCGCATAAAGATTGGGGTTTTTTAGATGGTATACAATTCGTAGGTGCTATAAAAATACAAAAGGGTAATCAAAAAGAAGGCACTAATCCTCCTGAGTTTTGGGATTCTTCTAATAAATTAAGTTATGCTTTAACTGCTAAAAATGGTGAGGAATATTACAAACACGCATCTATATTTGGATTAACTCCTAATGCACCTGCGGCACCTGTAGCTCCGGCTACACCTATAGCATCGCCTGCTTTTTCACCTGATACAGATCAGGTTGCTGAACCAGCGCCTGTTGCGCCAGCACCGGCCGCGCCAGCGGCTCAACCCGTTACTTCCGATCGCCCTGATTGGTTGAATCAATAATTAGAGGTTACTATGAGAAAAAATGATCTTACGAAAATGAGCAAGGCTATTAGTCAACTTATTGAGGTCCACGATACTTTACTACATGATCTAGAGTCTAACTCTAGGTTGTTTAGTGATGCCAGAGGTCGTAAGAAACATAGCGACCTTCCTGAAAAAATTATTTTATTAAAACAGGATGGACTAAAAAATGCGCATATAGCAAAAAAGCTTGAAGTTTCTCCTCAATATGTAGGACAAATATTGAGACGACAAGTAAAGGATCTTGCGTTCTAAAGATGTCGCAATCTGATTTTTTTAAAAAAGGAAGTCATCACAATAACTTGGTGGCTTCCTTAAAAAAAATTAACACAACAAGTAAGGGTTATAGGAGTTGTCACACATGTTTAAATATTGGTTTTCACGCTTATGGTAGAACTGATACATATAAAAAAACAATGGTGTGGTTCTGTAGTGCCTTATGTTTACAGAAGGATAAAATAAACATGCACGACTGGAAAGATAGCAGCCCCGCAGGGGCGCCAACGGATATGGGACACGTACCCTTAACATTAGATCAATCTATGAAAGAAGTAATAGAATTTTTAGATACTCTAGGATGGTCTAAAAGTTTTAAAGATTTAAGTAAGGATGAATTGTATAGCATTATATATAATTTTTATAGAATTTTTAGATCTCACGAAGGCCAAGCCTTTGCACAATTTAATAAACCAAAACTAGACCAATGGTTTTCCGATAAATATGAAACCCCAGAAAAGGAACCTCCTAAAATGAAGAAAGGGGAAGTTGAGTTTGATGACGATATACCTTTTTAGGGGGAAGCAATGTGGAATTTTAATCCAGTGCCAAACAACGGTGATGTATCAGATAGGTTTAATAAATACATAAACGATGCTTTGGAATCAAAAGAAAGAGAACAACCTGTAAGAGGTTATATTGGAGGATCTAACATAGGGACTCCGTGTGTACGAAAATTACAATATCATTTAGAGGCTACACCAAGAGATAAACAAAAGCCTCTTACCGGAGATACGTTACGAATATTTCAAGCCGGTCACACTTATGAAGACATGCTAATATTGTGGCTAAAAAATGGCGGCTTTGGTATTAAAACCAGAGATAAAAGAGGTCAACAGTTTGCCTTTGAATCTGCCAACGGAAATATTAAAGGACATGTTGATGGCATTATAATGCATGGTCAGGTAGATATGGGATACCCTGCACTGTGGGAATGTAAAAGCGCTAACGATAGAAATTTTAAAGCCTTTAAATCAAAAGGTGTAGCACAACACAACGTAACGTACAGCTCGCAAATAGCTGTATATCAATACTATATGAACTTAACAGAACACCCAGCTGTTTTTTCTGTTGTTAATAAGAACACACAAGAACTTTATCATGAGTTAGTACCTTTTGATTCTGAGTTAGCACAAAGGTGTATTGACAAAGCAGTATTAGTCATTAAAGCTGTAGAGGCAAAAGAAAGGTTGCCAAGAATAGCACAAAAACCTGATCATTATTTATGTAGGTTCTGTGATTTTCAAAGCCACTGTTGGGAGACAGAACATGACCGTTAACTTTAACACTGTAAATCTTGTCAAAGAAAAAAAAGACTTTGATCTTTCTAGATTTAAAGATGAGTGTTTTCCAAGACTATCTCATATACTTCAGCACTTATTACCCCAGGGACGCGTAAGAGGGTCTGAGTTTGTATGTGGTGACTTAGATGGATCTTTTGGTGATTCATGTTCTTTTAGTCTTAACCGGGAAAACCCTGGTCTGGGCGGTGAGTTCAATGGGTCCAGAATGTTCGGAGATTTTATTGATCTTTGGCAACATCAACATGGTTGTTCTTTTGGTGAAGCTGTAGAAGAAATATCAGACTTCATGAGCATCCGCGTACCATTAAAAAACACTCCGATAAATACGCCAAGCGTCGCGAAGGCGGCGCGCGAGGTGCTTAATACAATTCAATATATATACAAAGATAGGAACAATGAGGTTTTATGTACCGTTGTTCGTAAAGAGTTTAAGGGAGGAGACAAGACATTTTATCCTGTGCTTCCGTCTGGAGAGAAAAAATTTCCACAAGTTAGACCCCTCTATAATCAAGATAACATTGATAAATGTGATCTCGATACTAACATTTTGTTAGTAGAAGGAGAAAAATGTGTGGACTCTCTGAGGGAGGTTGGTATTACGGCTACTACAGCCATGGCTGGATCAAATGCCCCCGTCTCCAAGACCGATTGGTCACCCTTAGAGGGGCGCAGTGTTATCATATGGCCAGACAATGATGAGTCTGGTTTGAAGTATGGAACAGCGGCAGCGTCCCACCTGGTAACCATTTGCAAAAGTGTTCGCGTACTACAACCTGTAAATGGAAAACCAAAGGGATGGGATTCTGCTGATGCTCTAGCTGAAGGGTTCGATATTGAGTCTTACCTTTATAAGAGAGATTCTGATGTCT